ATTTCAAACTCTACCTTATTTTCTTCTTTATCTGGACTAGAGGTTTCTACTTCGGTCCACTCTTCTTTATCAATCATTTTAGTTCCTTTCGTTGCTTACGAGGCATACGGTTTCACGTTAGTAATTTATTATACTATAAAATATACTTATATGCAAGTCCTAAGTTGATCCAGATGTTAAATTAAATGTAGGATCTAAATCTTTTGGGTGTTCAACTCTACATATAACCTGATCATCAAATAGTAAGATCAGTCTTACAGATTTATAGAATAGCTTCTGACCAGCATGTTTGGCATAACAAACAAAGTCTCCTGCTCTACACCATTGTCCATTTGGAAATTTTACCTCATCTTGGTAGGCTAATTCGCCTATGGACAAAACCTTTCCTACCGTGGTAAGATAGGCCATATCGTCTTTGGTTGAATCAGGAAGTACAATACCTCCCTTTGTTACACCTTTAACACTTATTGGTCGTACCAGAATATGGTATCCCGGTAGTTCTGGTAGAGGACTTGGATCTGGAATCTCGTCCTCTGTAATCCACATATCATTTTTGATAGCATTACCTAAATGTACCTGTTGCATTTACTCCTCTTCGTCATACATTCGACGCTTTAAAATTGTTGTGAAAATTTCTCTGGACCATTCAATTCCTTGAATATGTCCTACTAATTGACGGTAATGAGAATAACTTTCAGCATTACCGCCTGACATAATATTTTTTAATCTGTTCAGTTCTTCATTATAATCCTTTATTACTTCATCCCAAATTTCCATTAGGTTATTATACACATCAGTATAATAGTACTAACAGCACCTAAAGCAATCCATGATGGAGCATCCATCTTGTTATAAAGTTTACTTATAAGTTTCATAGCTCACCACAAGCATAACAATTGATTTCAAGTCCTACTGAAATTTCACGTACAATTGGTGTCGTCCACATAATTAGTCTTCTCCTTATTTAGTTGGTTTTGGGTATTTCCATGAAAAATCAGATCGTTCGTTCAGAACACCTTTACGTGCTCTTAAACCAGATCCACCATCATCAATGGAACGATTGGTAAAATTACCATACAGATCTTTAACTTTACCAGAAACATGTTGTGGATATCCATTAGTAATACCACGATCATCGTTTCTTACATGAGTGGGATAACCATCGGTTTTTCCTTTTTCATCATTAGGGTAGTGTACCCCTCCATACTTAGGCATCGTCAGTCTCCTTTCTTAGTCATTAATTCAGCTAGTTTAATATCTTTTTCTTTTTCAATATCAGCAGCTTTTTCCAGAACTTTTGCTCTAATCTTTTTATCATCTATTTCTAACTTTTGTTCTTCAGTAGCTAGTTTAGCTTCCCTATCCAATGATTTTATATCTGCATTAGCTTTTAATTTTTCATCTTCCAGAGAAACCTTTGTTAGAAGTTCAAGAGATTTCATTGTTTCTTTACTTGCCCTGTCAAGATCAGATTTTTCCTTACGGAAAGTTACTTGATGTCCTTCAGATACAACCTCCTTCATAAGTTTTGCTTCTTCCAGTTGAAGCTTCTGTGCATCAAGAGTGGCCTCGGCTGCATTATGTGCAGCTTCCATTTGCATCTTCTGTTGTTCAAGTTCAACTTTCTTCTGCTCTAGTACGACAAGTTGTTGTTCTGGAGATTGGGCCAATCCAGCAGCCTTATTTGCATTTAGTACTTGTTGTGCAGCATAGATCATTGCACCTTCTACAACTTCAGGAGTTTGTTCTATGGGTGTTTCTTCTAGTGCAATCTTTGTTATACCATCCATCTGTTCCTGATATTTATGAACCATGTGTTCCTGAATATTTGCTTCCAGTATTGGACGAATACGTTGCATTGTTTGACTACCCCCATTCATAGGATCTTGAAGATAAGCCATCTTTACCTGTATATGTGCATCATGATTCTGACCAGCAAAAGCTGCAATAGGCATTCCTTTTACTGCTGCCATAATATCTGATACTGGATCAAGATTCTGTGGCTTAATCTTTGGTGGTAATATTTCTTCCAGATTTGGCATATTTGCAGCACTTAGAATTGTTCTGTTAAGTGCTTCTATATTGAACAAGCCGGGAGGGGATTGCTGTGCCATTTGCATAGCCATTTGTGCAATCATAAGACGGTGAGCATTGGATGGAATGTTAGGATCGCTAACGGGGATAACGTCCACTCTTCCATCAAAATCAGATTTAAATATATTCCGATTTTCAAATGGCACATCATAGGGATATTCACTTGGTAGATAATCGTAGTCGATTCTAGCCAAGATCCTAAATTCATCTCTCTGAGATTTATGCAATCGTTTGTGGATTGCCGAGAAGAATTTACTGGAGGCTTCCAGTAGTGCCATTGTTGTTCCTACAGGGCCATAAGAAGATGCTTCTGATACAATCTGTTCTGTACTATCAGCAAACTTCTGACCTGCCGTTGTTACAAATCCAAGCATTTGAAACAAAGTCGAGGAAGGCTCTTTATACGGGAGAGGAACAATAGCCTTCGCCAAGTCTATACCTGTAGCTTCAACTTCTTTAAACTCACCGGGACTGATAGGATCGTTATCTCCGACCATCCTAACACCTTTAGCCTTAAATCCTCCCGGCAGGTTTGCAAATTGACCTGCATCAATGAGGCTTCTCATTGCTGCTGTTGCACTCATAGTGAGATTTCCCAAGAAGTGCATCAGGCCAAAACCGTAGAAACCAAATCCCGGTACGAATCTATAATGAACAAAATGACTTATCTTTTCTTTATTCGGATCATCAGGTTTATAGTTTCTACGAATACATAAAACTTTTCTTGATTGCTCTTCGACTGTTACAATATAAGGAAGAGCTATTCCTTCTTCTGAATTAGGTTCATCTAATTCAAGATAACAATGTTGTTCCAGTAATACATATTGTGGATCTGTATCCTGTGTTGGAGAGAAACCTAATATTGTATCCATCTTTGATGCAAAAGCTGTAGGTTGTGGATCAGTTGCTTCTGGTAATTCTGTATCAGAATATATACCAGAACGAATATCTTTTGCCAGATCAACAGGACTACGATAAATTACATGAGTATACCTGTCGGCTTTGGATAGATTACTGGAATAGTAGGATACGTAAAATTGATCAATAGGAACAAATTCAGATACGGGACGTTTAAGATTTGCATCGTAATATACTTTTTTAAAGGCTGATCCAATTAGTGGAAGATGGAACAACATCTTTTCAAATTCGTCAAAGTACTCTGGCATCTGCTCCGTAAGCTGATAGTTCATAAAGTTCTTGACACGATTGGCTTGCTTTTCTCTATCAGGAGTTGACTTACCAAGGATCTGTGTCTTGATTGGTCCTGCTGATGGAAATAATTCTTGTGATGCTTTACTCTGGAATTTAACTGCTGATTCTATAAGTAATGGATGTACTGCTGTACAGGCTCCTTCAAATGGTTCAGATGATTCCTGTATCTTCAGACCAAGCAGATCAAATCCACGTTCAAACATAGATTCCCATTCTTGTCGAGAATTTTTATCTGAGTCATAATTATTATAAACATTTTCTGCTATCATAGATAATTCTCTATCATCTAAACTATCTGCAATATTTTCATACCATTCTTTAACAGTACCTTCTGCTTCCATTTCAATGGTATTTCTAAAATCAACTATGATACCCCCGTCTGGTTCCAGCTCAAATGTAGCTTCCTGTTCCTCTGCAACTGGTACAGGATTCATTGGCACAACATTTGTAGGCTGTTGTGGTATCGTGTCAAATGGATTTCGTTCTGTTGCCATATTTATTCCCGTCTAAAAATTAAATAACCCATAATCATGTTATTATACACGTAAGTTATTAAAAGTGCAACCCTTAAATTAAGTTCTCCAATAAGCTGTCTTTTTCTTTCTTCTAGGTTCATCTTCCCAATCTGGATCTTCAGGATGGGTGATGTGCCATGACTCTCTCATGTAATGAATTGCCATAGTGAGAGCATCTACCTGATCATCATGAGCTGCATTTGGAAATTGTATTAGTTCTTCCACAAGATCATCAGCCCACTTCTTATGTTTTGGTATCCATACTCTTCCAGATTCCATCATGGGAGATGCAGCATATACTCTACTTACTTTATCTCTGTCAGGTAAGTATTCTCTTACTGGTAGTCCTCCTCGCCTCATATCCTGTATGAGTGACTGACCACTGGCTTTCTTCTCCACTATACAAACGTCAGGTTTAAACTCATGGTATATTAATTGAGATATTCTACGTAATTCTGGGTATTCAAATCTACCTTTTATATTTCCCAACAAAATTAAATTAGATACATAACTTTCAATGCCTCGTTCATCTTCGTTAAACATGGAAAAGATACCCCATGTTTGTATGACACTAAAATCTGCTGTGGTACGAGTAGAGAAAGCCGTATCATATGTTTGTAATATAAAATCACAAGTGGGAGGTTCAGCATATTCCCACCATTTAATCCATCTTTTCTTAATTAATCCTCCTTCTTCTGGAGTTGGATCTTGCATGTAGAGTGCATTCCAGTATCTTGATCCATTTGATGCTTTAATTTCATTCTCATCTATCTGTAATATATGATCTGGTTTCCATTCTGGAAAATATGAAGATCCTACAGGTAGCTCTAGTAATTCTGCTGCTTCATCATCCAGCCATGCAGGTATACGTATGACTTCCCACGGAAGAATTTCGTATTCACTCATTTCCTCCTGCTGTTTCAGGAGCCAGCCACACAGATCATCATAGTGATAACGAGTATTAATGATAAGTATAGATCCATTAGGCATAATACGAGTTCTTAATCCGGCAGGATACCATTCCTTTACATATCTACGTCCTGCTTCCGAATATGAGTCCTCTTCGGACATCACATCGTCCAATATGGCTATATTAGCCCCTCGTCCTGCAATTTGACTACGGACTCCGGCTGCGTAGTACGTACCACCTTGATTTGTTTTCCATTTTCCTGCTGCTCTAACGTCTGTTCGTAGAGAAACAGTCTTGAAAATATTCTGAAACTCTTCCGAATTGACAATATCACGTACAGAACGGCCAAAATCACTAGAAAGTTGATCACTGTGAGACACAGTAAGAATTTCATGTTGTGGATTTCTCCCAATATACCACGCTGGAAACAATTTAGAACAGATAACAGACTTGGAACTACGTGGTGGTAGGAATACCATCAGCCTTCGTATCTCTCCAGACTCTAATTGTCTTAATTTATTTGATATTAGCTCAATATGTCGTCCCATCTTCCAATCGGATATGAGAGTTGGAGCCATTAATCGGACAAATGTAAGGAAATCAGTCTTAGTTTCTTGTAGTATACTTAGACTTAGTAGGCTATTTAGATCTAAATGAGAGGATAAATATTGTTCTTGTTGTTGTTCCATTTATATCCTATGGTAAC